GGGAACCCGAGGTTGCCAACCTCTGGCGAATTGAAACGCTGCTGAGCCTGTAAGGATGCAACGTAAATCTGCCAGAAGAGGTTATCCATCAGGATTAAGTCTGGTCGATCTGATCCGCGGACTTGACTTGACCACAGAGCATTCATCGTTTGCTGGACGTTTGCGGCAGTGACCGATACGGTCTGCACTTGCGAGCGCCAGAAGGTGAAGGTTGCCCGATCGATTCCCCCATAAGTGCCAGTCGTTGGATCCACTGGAACTGCGGCGTCAAGCCCGGTAATTTCCTTACCGGCTGAGCCAGTCCCGTCGGAGTACAGGCCGTCACTTATGAGATTTGCAATGGTTGATTCTGCAACGCCCAACCGACCTTCCATAAGGTCAATCATGCGTTCCCGGCCGGAGTTTTGCAACATCTCCAGGCCAGAGATGACAACGGGGACCGCTGCCTGTTTCCAATCGTATTCAGCAGCACTGAGCACGTCCGATACACCAACAGGCAGAAGGTCGTAGCCGCTATACCAGCCCTGATTGGAGTTCTCAGCAAAACTGAGTTCCTGCAAGATCTTTGTACCACCGGAGGCCGGCTTGATCTTACCTTTCATACTGAGCTTACTCAGCAGGGCATTGTTCGCAGTTACGTTGTCAGCAATTTTGCGCGTACGACTTTCAATCGTTGTCGCAATGATATCGCTAACATTTGGGAATGCCATTTATGATTCCTCCATGGCTTTATGTGAAAAGAATATTTTCTGCCAACTTGGGGAATCTGCGCTAAGGCTGGGAGTTCCTAGTTCCCGTGTAGGATAGCATATAAAAGGTGTGAAATGCAAACTACCCGTGACCTACATCACCTGCTGCATCATCCCATAACTCAGTCATTAAAGCCCGAGTATCACTGCCGTCAGCCTGTGGGCCTCCTCCGCTATTCGCAGCCCCGCGAATACTAGATGCTGCGGCCCTCTTAGCTGCCGCTGTCGCTGGGTCTAACTTGCCTGCCTCAGCCGCTGCTCGTTGTTTTAGAATAGGTCCGATTTCAGGATGAGCATTAGCCGCATATTCATATGCTTGTTCTAAGCTCATATCACGCCCTCGGTTAGTGGCCATTTCCATAATATCAGCCATATCTTCCCGTAAGTCTTCGTAATACTCTCCGTGAGTTTGCTGGAAAGCTCCTAATTCAGTAGCTGCCTCTTGGTTCACCTCGTGAGCTTGCTCCTGGCGTCCTTGTTGCACCGTCCCCATAAAGTCATTCATAGGTGCAAGCCGCTCATCAATAGCAGCGAGCAATGGGGCATTAGGATCGTCCTGTACTGGCTGACCAGATAACAGATCATCCAGCATGGTAATATCAACCCCGTACTCATTGATGATATTTTGCACTACCTGAGCTTTCTTCTGGGGGGAACCCTGTGTAAGCTGAGCCGCAGTAGTCATAAGCTCAGTAATAGCCTGAGCCGGCGTTGAATTAGCCGCCTGTATGAAACTCTGGAAAGGGGCTACCGTCTTAAAGTATTCATCAGCGACGCGTTTATGCCCGGAAGCCTGCTGAAGTCCTCGTGCAATGTCCCCTTCCCGTTTAATAATCTCTGCTTGCGCTTCTGGGGGGATTCCTGCCCAATGTTCGCGGGCTGCTGGTGTCCAGGAAACGGGCGCTGGCGAATCTCCTCCAAGAGGCTGAGCATCTCCTTCGGGAGCGGCATCAATAGGTAGCGGTTCCGCTCCCGCACCTTCTGGAACAGCACCTTCTCCGAGTTCGTCTTCGACAACTGCTTCGGCCCCTTCGGCCCCGGTTTCTTCGCCGGCTTCGGCAGCCCCCAAGGACTCCTCGGGCTCCGCTGGGGATCCCCCTGTTTCTTCTTGCTCTTCTTCATTCTCTGCTCCATCAAATGCAGCCTCCATAGCCTCACGCATTGTGTCACCGGTCATGGTCTTTCTCCTAATTTGTAGAGGGTCTCTTTTATAGCCTCTATCCGTTCTTCTTTTCCAGTCCTGCCAGCCAAGAAGTCCTCACGCTCTTGCTTCTTGCCCTGCCAGTCCTGCATATGGCCGTCAGATGTCTGTTCAACATTGTTCCGACGGTTATGGTCGTGCAAATCCTGTTTATTACGAATTAAGCTGCCATCAACGGGGCTAACAAAGGGTGTCTCAAATCGCATGTCATCACGAGGGATATTATTAGAGGGAGTAACCTCTACTGAAGCCCCGTTGATCCACCGCCAAGTCCTACGCACCGTTGTCGCCTCCAGGCCTCGGCTTGTTGTCGTCTATTTTCATTGTATTGGCAGTTTCGCGATCGTCCTGTACCATCGCTGCCTGCGACTGAGCAATTTCCTCTTGTATTGCTGCCAGCATTTCGGCCTGTATCTTCTTCATCTCCATCCGGAATTCTGTCTGTGCTTCCTTCATATCTGCCTGATGCTTGGCCTGTAGTTCTTGCATAGATTGCTGATGCTTGGAAGCCTGAAGCTCCATATCCTGCTGGTGCTCCTGCTGGGACCGCTGCATCTCCAGTTCGGCCTCGCTGGGACCCTCTTCTTCCTGTTGCTCCTGCTGTTGAGCTTTCTGCATAGCCTCAATAGCCCTATCAAGCGTACCCTCAATCTCACGGCTACCTTTGAAGCCTGCGACTGCCCATTTGAGCAACTCAATAAGTGTGGGAGTGGCGTTTGGATCCATCTGTACCAGAGGCGCGGCCGATTGCATGAAAGTAGAAACAGAAGTAATAAATTCACCACGTTCCTGCCGCATCTTATCATAATCCACCATAGCCACTGACTCTGGTCGGACTTCAATGCGCCATGCAGCCTCTTCTGGGTCCTTAAGAAGTTTCAAAGCTGACTGAATCAACTCTTGATTTTGGCCATCAGGCGTTCGCAGGATATTAGAATCCTCTACAATGGTTTTGGCTTCAAAGTGTTTGCAGATAACTTCACCCTTCAGCGCCATAAGATCACTGGCAAACCGTGCGAAGTCCTCTTGTAGAGCCTGTATGCGTATAGAAGCAAAGGTCTTCTTACCTTCAGCAGCAGCAGCCGACTCACGTGATGGCCCAGATGCTCCTCGGACAATATCGGCCATCCCTGTGACCTCATACAGGAGGGCCATTGCATCTGATCGCTGGGACACCAACTTTTCAAGAGCATTAACAATGTCTTCAATGGGGAGCCAATCCACCTGCCCGTCCATACCGCCCTTTTCAGAGAACTGTGCCCAATTCTTCATTGGAATCAGATCATTTTCAAAACCCTCCTCCAGCATACGCTTCACACCATCATTAGCTTCATCGTATACACCAACTACCCTCACCGCAGTCGTTATGATGCCAATCCGCGTCTCCAGTTCATCGATTTCGTTGTAGAGATCTTGGGCAATGGCAAAGTCCGGCTGCGGCAAGAGCAGATTCGAGACGCAGTTAGCGAGCATTGGCTCTGGCGTGGGCCAGAAGCCAAATAACTTCAGAGGGTCCCTCTTTTTATCCAGGATGCGTTCAAAACCTTTGGACCACCAGAAAACCTGTTCTGTCTGTTTGTCCCAAATTTCCCACACTTCAGCCCTATCCCACGCATCCGCTGTTTCTTCTGCGGTTAGCCGTTTTTCAACTAGCTCCCCAATACTCTTATTCTTGTACTGGAGCTGATCAGCCATCTCCTTACCAAATCGTGCCGTGGCTTGATCCTTAGTAAGGTATGAACGGAAGGCAATCCACGGCACTTCAGACCACGTTCGCGCCCAGCCCCACCTGAAGTCATCCCAGTGAACATAGTCCACCGGGGCTTTTTCGCTAAGTATTTTTTCTTCAGTATAGGCCTCAGCCTGCACCATATTATCGTCGCCAACAATTTCCTCGTGTTCAACTTTCTCCATTTCCACTTCATAGCGAACACGCGCAATGCCGAGGCCGGGGAGTAGCCTGTCATCTAGGCTATACTGGAGGCACGATTTGTAATCATCACCAGAGGCCTCAATGCTAGTGTTCAGTAAACGATTGAGGATAAGTGAACCAACCCGCGCCGCGTCGTCATCTGCGTCGGCAAAGCGGCGCGAGACGTCTACCTTTGGCGTACTCCCGTATAGCATGGAGCGCTGAGTATTGATATTGGCATTGAACAGATTGACTCTGAACATATTCCCGCCAGCACCAGTTTCGTCTGTAGAGTACCCTCGACTCCCCTGCATACCTCTTCGGTCGGCATATCTTGCCTGTATTTTGTCGCCTTGTCTGTGCCATTTACGGATTCGCTTGTTAGCAGCGACCATTTCAGAGTCCCACCTCTTGTACCAGCCGGTCGGAGTCCTTTTGAAATCCTTACTAGTCTTAATGGGGGAGAGGGTACTACCCATCGGGGTTCGTTGGTCGTCCATTATACTCGCTGCCTATTAAATCGGGGTTTTTTCATTGCCCGGTCGTGGAATAGTGCCTCCAGAGTCATTCCTGGGGGCGTATAATTCTGTTCTTGTAAAATCTGGCCTAAAGAACGTGTTTCAATCTTCTCCTTAGCTACCAGAGCAAAATATCTAAAGGCGTCAGCCCCATTAGAACTCCAATCATGCAGAGGTTTGGGGCTGAAGGCTTTAGTTATCTCATCGTACCTCCTCCTGTATGCTCGTAAAGCTTCAATACCATCTCCACAGTTCGCTTGGTCTATGTAGCAATGAGGCAGTATAAAGCGAACAGCGTCAATACCATGCTGTACATCAAGACGAGGAGCAATCCTAATTGGGAACTCTCCGTTCCCCTCATCGTCCACTTCATTAAGGTACTGCTCAACAGTGGTGCGGCCAGTTTGAAGGCTTTTTGCCTTAGCATCGTGAGGTAACCAGATAGCTTCGTAGTCATAAGGCTTATTCCTTAAAAGTTCAAAGTAGAAGGGCAGGGCCTCTCCATGATGTTCTTCATAGTCAATAACCGCAATACCGTCGGGTCGGTGTTGCCAGAACCAAATTGCATTTGAATCACTGTACCCGATGTCTTGAGCAGCTGAAACTGGAAAGTCGCGATCGTGCTTGTAAATTCCAATTTGAGGTTCTCCCGCCTTGCCATCAATGCGGCCAGCCTCCATAAGCGATATCTGTTTAGCATAGTATGTTCCTAATACCGCTGCCTCAAAGGAACACTCAAGTTCTTGGTCGTACTGCGCCTCGGACATCTGGGCTCGCATTTCATCAAGCTCTTCCTGAGGGAGGACGCACCCAGGATCACTGGCCTTAACTTCAAGGTAAAACCAATTCTTCTCACGCTTTGCTCGCTCCCTTACTTGCCAGAAATGATTCTTTCCTTTGGGGGTTCCAATGAATACTGCCCATCCTTTCCTATCTGCAAGTGTGGGGAGTACAACCTCTCCCCAGAGGGAAGGACGACAATCGCCGAATTCATCAAGGATGACACCATCGAGATAAAGTCCTCGGAGGGCATCGGGGTTATCGGCTCCGTAGAGGGTGATTTTAGCTCCGTTAAATAGTTCAACTGACAATTCACTTTCTTTTACCTTAACAGCAGAATCTTGGGTGGAATCCTTAAGATACATCCATGCAACGTCCTTAGCTTGTCGGTAGAACGGAGCGATGTAAGCGTATCTTGCGTTCTTTTTCGAGGTATATAAGGCTCGAGTATGGATATCGTTGATACAGCCGACCGTTTTCCCTCCTCGTCTGTGAAAGACGATACATGCCCATCTTTCCTGACGTGCGTGGAAGGGCAAGAAGGCTGGCCGGGGCTCATAATATACCTCAATCTGTTTACTCATGGGAGTTGGGCGATCACCGCATCCCAACTGGCAATATCATCCGCCACATTAAGGATTTCATCCTCAAATTCTACTTTCTGGGCCGTAATTCGTGTCAGACGGTCCTGAAGCCGGTCCCGTTCACGTTCTGCAAAGAATCGGTCAAAAATTTCAGGGCTCCCCTCAACCTCGATTTTGCCATTTTTCACTTTTTTCGGTTTTGGGGTCTTCCGGGCCATTATTCTCTCCTATGCTGGTGTGACATCCACTGTGAAATCGTTATCTTCGCCATCAGTGTACATCAACGTGTTGGGATCATCATCTCTTACCCAAAGTTGCCCATGAGTACTGGGATTATTTTCTGATGCTGCTAGTTCCCGTAGAAAAAGTGGGGATTCAAACCTGTAATGAGTAAAGCTGTTGCTAAAAATGAAGAATATATCCTGAAAGTCAGGTCCTGCTATCCCCCATTCGGCAAAGAAACTCCCATACTGTTGGAACCACGTTGAATCATCAGCAGGGTTCCGGTGTTCAAGTTCACAACTTGGTCCGAGCTTAAAACCAAAGATATTTGTCATCTCTATTTCGCCAGAGAATACAACATCTCCTAAAACAGTCTGATCAGCAAAGTTCCCTTTGACTAAAAAGAAACTTTCGTAATCATCCTGTACTGCAACGACAGCTCCTACCCTGCCTTCAAACGAATCAACGTAAAATCCTGAATAATCACTAGCTTGTGGAACAACTGCTCCCGTGCGTGTATTAAAGGAGTCAGCATAAAATCCCGCATAGTCAGCAATAACAGGAACAACTATTCCAACTCTACTGTTAAAGGAGGTGACCCCTCCGCCACCTCCCCCAGCAGCAAGCCTGACAAGACTAGTCCCATCAGGCGAAAAATAAAGGCCGATTCCGGCGCCAGGATCAAACTGTAGGTTATAGAGTGTCCACTGGCTTAGTATCTGAGGTAAGTCATCCGCCGTTTCAATTAGGTAGACATTGTCCGTCGGGAGGGGTGGCCCTATACGACCCATTACCGTGAACCAACCTCCTGCTCTGCCATATCCAACTGTCGCTTACGGTTATACCGAGATATCTCCTCGGTGGCCTCAGCCTCTGCTGCCGCTGCTGGAACCATGTAATTCTCGGGGGATGCATCCATGTCACGCAGAAGTTTAGCGTAGGCACGAGTCTCCCGTTTCTTACGCAAGCCGAAATCCATACTGGATTCATCTTCGCCCTGCACGAATGTTGGAGGAGGAGGAGTTGGGGCGCGGACCATTTCCCGCTCTTTCGGACTCGCATCATCGTCCCCAAAGGAACTCAATAGTTCTGCGAACCAGCCTTGCTCCTCTTCATCAGGCATTAGTATGAGCTCCCCGTCATGGACTTGCCAGAGCCTGCGGGTTTCTTCGACCCCTTGAATTCTTTGGAGCTACGTCCAGGCTGGCGGAGGGCTGCAATCATCGCATACGAGCCAGCAGAGCCTCGTGTCTGAGGGTTGCGCTTTTTCTTGACTGGGTCATGACGGTACTCAGGATTACTCCCAGCTGCTCCACCACCCATCGTTCCGCCAGTTGAATATTTCGGTTTGGGACTATTACCATATGGCATGAATTCTCTCCCTACGCTTTGTGGAATTCCTATCGTTGATTTCCCGGCTGCTGCTGCTGCCATCGCTCGGGCTTGCTTTGCTGTCTTCGGCGGCATTACTCTGACTCATCGAGGGGACCCCTCGGTAAGACGTGCTTAACGATTATCTCCCCACTATGCTCAAGCTGTTGCTGAGCCGTAGTGGGGAGTAACCGAGCGTAGAGCTTATAAAAGGCTGACGGAGATTGGTCAGCCCAATGTGCCAGACGGGGGACGCCGCCTATCAGCTCAAACGCATCCTGGAAGGCGTTGACCACTCTTTTCCGCTGTAGCTCGCGCGGTACGCTAATCCTACTGACTCCGTTCCCAGAGGTAGCAAGTTTGCTCAACTCCTTGCAGTCTTCAGCTACGTCACTGTAAGGTTGAGGATCCTCATAGACGCGCTGCGTTTCGGCCTCTTCAGCCTCCACGTAATCCTCAGCTGGAATGAACTGCTGAACCGTTTGCTCCTTACTCATAGGTCAGAATTATACGCCCTCCATGCCCCGAATTGCAAGCTATCTGTGAGGAGCTCACAACCTCATTTTATGCGTCCAGGTCGAGTAATAGTTATTGTGATTTGTGGGGTAAGTCATCGGGGGGACTTAACATAATGAGCGACTTAACATAATCCACTCCTTAACATAATCCAGCAGATTATTATGTAAAGGAAGTCATGCATTATGTTAAGGACTATCCATTTAACATAATACATCTACATTATGTAAAAGAAAACCGGGCAAGCCCGGTTTTCCATAATGCACCCGGATTTTACTTAATGACGTAGGCCGGGGTTTGGCTGTTTTTCTTGCTGGGTATGGTTAGAAAGCTGACCCAGCCAGCCACAGGTTCCGCCTTACCGACTAACTTGCCGGTTTGGGGCATGGAAGGACAGTTGCCCTTGGACGTAACGTGAGCGGCGAATGCGGAAACCGGCTGCCCTACGAAACCGGCCATTGCGCCGTGCCAAGACGCCCGAGCGCCCCTATACGTACCCTTGAACTTGGGATTTACCGCAATTACTGGATTTTTGCTAGACATGATATTTTACCTTAGCTAGTTGCGATGGCCAATTTGCCACCGTAAATTCATGGTACCACGGGAAAATATCCAAATGGGGCTATCTTTACATAATACGCAAATTAGATATTATGTTAAATGGCACAGATATTGCCAGAGAAAATATTTGTCCATTTAACATAATATTGATGTTCAATAGATTTTATTATGTTAAATGAAGAGAGATGACGAGAAGAGAAGAGAGAAGACGAGAGACTGACCGATCTCCAGGATTTTCGCTTCATTTGACAATGAAAATCCTAGATTATCGTGTCAAGGCGACCCGACTTCGGGAGATTTGATGGGAAGCGAGGGCTTCCGGCAGCTTCGTGTGTCGCTGGAGGATCCCTCGAACCTGAAAATATGACCTAGGTAGCCGGGTAGCCAGAGTAGCCAGCAGACTTAACGGGGGCATATATCACACATGAGGTCTAGCGTACACGTATGGGAATGGGAATATACTGGCTACTCTGGCTACCTTGGCTACCTGAACCTGTGACCCGTTGTTTTTATTAGTATTTCTTACTCGAGTCGGGGTAGCCAGTACCTTCTGTCTGGCTACCATTTCCCTGCTCGCTGGCTACCAACCTCTGCCAAAACACCCTATCTGTCACTAAAGCAGCCCAACTCAAGACACTCGGTGGGGTGGGCCGGATAATGAAATAACGAGCCGGGTAGCCAGCCACCTTAATCTTGTTCCCGCTATTGGCCAGTTCCACGCGAGCATTCTTTAATGCTCTATTCATGCCATTCACATCACCACGGTCTAAATCGCACAGCCGCACGTGACCTTCCTTATATAACCACAGGAGCTCTTTCGCGGTGGCCACGCATCCGTCTACTTCACTATGTCCTGCTACCAGCACAGCTTCAGGGTCACTAATGAGTTGCTGCACCCAGAGATCCAATGTGGTGTGGGTCAGTTCTATCATATCCTTCTTAGCGCCGGTCATTGGGGCCATGCCCTTCGGGTTAAAGTGCGCGAGATCTCTGCTAAGTAGATAGCCATATATCGCTTCTGCGCCACCGGCGTCCAGCCACTCCCATCGGTGCTCCCAAAATGACTGGGAATTGGCGACAGCAATCATGCTATCCGGTTCCACACATTCAGCTACATAGAACCTACGGTCGTTGGCGTCCAGCTTAAATATCCCCACTTGGTTCCCTGTTAGAAATACGTTCAGCCTATTGTCAATAAATATGGCGTCAACACCTTTCTTTTCCAACCGCAATATGGGGTTCGTTATCATATCCTTCAGCTTGTTGTACACGAGCTGGTTGTTGCCACCGACTTCATCAGTCTCCTCCACAACGAATAACTGCCGGGTCGCCACTTCCGCGTTAAAGTTCTTTTCAAGCACTGTAAGGGGAACACTGGCTACGTTCTTGTTCCCAAATATGCGCGTGAATATGGCAGTCACCCAGCCCTTCCCAATGCCCGGTGGACCTACCATCACCAGCCCTGTAGTGAGCTTACCACCTAGATTCTGGAGCTGCCATGCCCACCAGTCTAAGATATATTCCCGCTCTTGCTCTGTAAATACAAGCTCCAGCCAATCGGTAAATAGGGAGACATCAGCAGCCAGTGGTTCACAGCCCATGCCTTCCCACGCATTATAGGACCCACGCCCTTCGGTAATTAACCGAGGCTGGCCGGGAAGGTACACATAGTCGTTGACCACTGTGCGCTCGGGCCATTTCATATATGTCTTAGCAACAGGAACAGGCTTACCGTCTTCGTTCCATACCTGCCTGTCAGCATAATGTCCTGATTCAAAATTACCGCGTGACATTAGCAGGCCATCCGATATCCTTATGCACATGGCGAGTTGGTCACACCAACATACTTCCTGTGCCATTATCTTTAAGTGGTCCGACATCGCGCTTGGAAGGGGTTCCGGCTCCCCATGTAGATAGTCCTGTGTAGCATCCCTACCAAACTTCGCATAGTAATCATCTAGTCCCCACTGGCCCTCCTTTGGGGGTGGAAGGACTAAAATGCTGGCGTGGACCTGATATTCTACTTCCATGCTTGCTGATAGTTTGCGAGCTGCCAGCCAGAGCTTTGGGTTGGCTTCACATACATTTGAATCCATGCACACGATAGGTTGAAGGCGTAGGTCATGCCACGGCAGCAGTTTGAAATCCCAGTTTAGTTTGTTCATATATGACCAGCCCCAGCATCCGCTCACGCCAATGGCATGGAACCCAAGCATGGCGCAGATATCTGCTTTTAGGTAGGACTCACAGATATATACTTTGTCATTATACTCCAGTTTATCCCAGGGACTTAGTGGGCTGAAATATAGGCCAGGAACTTGGCCCTTCGGTGGTAGGAACTTAGGCTTGTCGGTATTGGGTACGATGCCTTGCTGGTAGAATACGCGAGCCCCGAGCTTGCCCGTGGCGACGCCCTCGGGGTCACGTAGCCTCCACACTATACCACGACTAAGTCCTGGTACTTTTGGGAACCCCTGCTCATGCAGCCATGTGGAGGTCTTAACTTCAAGCCCTAGCCGCTTCACAGTTATTTCATCAATTCCCCTTTCCGTTAAGTACTCTAGTTGCTCATTGAAGTCCGTAAAGGAAAAGGGAGTCGTTGCCACGTCGTGCTCCTGGAAGGATTATAGTTAGTCTTTGTACTTACCATAATACGCGCCCGGTGCGCGAATAGCTAAAGTCTTTATTCTAGGAAGGTGCAGTAAATTATGACATCCCATAGTGGGCTGTCAACGTACTGTTCTATCTTATGTACGTATTCAACTCCAGGGTCTAGCTTGCAATGCCGACTATCCCCCTTGCGTACTGTGAATCTTTCCACCTTCTTAGGGGCAAAGACAATGCGGTAGATATACCGCTCGTTGCGAGGGGAACCATTGTAATACGGATTCTTCTCCTTCCGTACTAGTATCCGCCTAACCCGTTTGAATTTCAGCATTAGTAGCCCTCTATTTCTACTTTCATAAAGTGGGCGATATGCACTAGAGCATCAGGGTGGCCACTTTCAGCCATAACCCGACACCAAATGGCCACGAGTAGCTGGCATTCGTCATCTTCGTTTCCATGCTCCGGAATATATTCGCTTATGTAGTGTGATTCCGGGGGCAGTATGTCCCACAGGCCATCGTGGTAGAAGTATGGTTCATCCTTCAAACAACAGTCTGGGGTTGGTTCGTGCAATTCCGTTAGGACATTTTGCCGTATCGTTTTCTGCTGTTGCTCGTCATTCCACAATTCCAGCAATAACTCATACTGCCTGCTGTGACCCTGTACACGATTATACTTGGGCATTGTCTTGCTCCTTTGGTCCGTAGATTAGTTGGTCGCCACATCTGTTGCATGTGCGAATTTGGCCGTATATCTGTATCTTGTTGTGCTTTCCCGTCGTAAGGTGGTGTTCGTGGCAACTGCAATGATATGCAATTCGGTGGTGGCGCTTACGAACAAGGTTGGGTTGTTCCATGCGGTGGCAGCGTTCGGGTTCAATACCGAGCCTATACATCATGTCCTGCCATTCCGATCCATGAGGTTTGCACTTGTGGTCGTAGTTAAGGTGGACAAGGCAATGGGCGATTTCATGTATAACTGTATCGCGTAAGTTTTCCGGATGCTGTTCGGCTAGGTCAGCATTTATTTCTAAACTGCATGTGCCGATAGCCCGTCCTGCCGTGGGGCTGTTACGAAATAGCCTAAGTCTAAATGCACAGGGGAACATGGTGTGCTGAGGGGCATTCATTTCTACTTCAGCAATAATTGCCTCCACTTTAGCTTGGGTTGACATGGCCACGCTCCCGTATGGTTATGTCGTAAATCATTTCGCCAAGCTGTACCCCAATTTCACCTTCTGGGGTATCTAGCTCCATACCAGTGTCAACAATTTTCGCCCCGTTGTGTTCCAGTATGCCGCAAATCACATTTCTTAATTCAAGTACGTTCATAGTTAGTTTTCCTTCATGCTGTGGGCTTATATGTAATTATATAAAATGGGGCCGTCAGTTGCAACCTTTTGACTAACTATTATATCAATTCATAATCTTTAAGCGTACTGATTATATGCTGGTCAACCCACATTTCCTGAATACCAGAGGCTAGTGGGCAGCTGATGCTGAAAGTGAACCAACCCCGACCATAGTAGCATATTATCTCTTCGCCCTGATTAACCCATTCATAAGAACCTAGCTTCTGTGATGTTAGGAGGTAATAACCTTTTTCATCAAGAATTTGCCCCGGTGCTGTGTCCCATTCGGAGCAATACGCTGGTTCAAATAGCCCTTCAACTCCAGCGACTTTAGCCATGTACTCAAAGTAACGTACAAATTCTGGCATTGACTCTTCGATTTCCTTTACGAAATCTTGCTTAAACATTTTCATGATAGTTAGTTTCCTTGGCTGCTATACCTTTATATAATACCGCATAGCGGCCCGATTTACATAATTTTATGTTCCTCATGCAGGGAATAAAGATGCCTTGCACATCAGCCCCGGTTATGTAATTATGTAAATGTAGGCTAACTTAGGAATTCAATTATGGGTAATCTAGTATTCATCGGCAACATAGAAGATCAGGTAGGTGGCTATATGGTCCAGGTAACTCTGGAAGAATATCAACCTTACCATGCTAATCATGGTATCGCCATAAAGCCAGAAATGGAACTTCACTGTAGGGTTCATCAGACCTTAATGCCAAACGACCACCCCTTCACCTTACGGGTCATTGCAATGTACCTCGAATTTCAAGATCACTTTGCAGGCAGCACTGACCTAGACACTCACCTTTACAATTTATCACAGGCTTCACATGACCAAGGATAAAAAGAAACAGAGGCTACAACGCTTCTTAATCGTAGGCAAGGCAGCTTCCGGAGCACTTCAAATTATTGGCACGAATGGGGGCCTCCCCTTCGTTGAAGCTGCGGCAACGAAACACGCTATTCGGTTGCATGAAAGAGATAAGTCGTTATACCAAGTGGTGGAAATCACCAAGTTGACTAAAGCATGATTGATGATAAACTCAAACTAATCGCCATGTTGACCCGCAGGTCAGCATTAAAGCTGGAGATACTAGGCATGAAGCGGAGCCGCGCACCTTCAGCATACATGATAATCAAACGCGCATACGGGATGACCGGCAATAGAACTCACGTGCTAGAGCAGTTGGAAATCCTTATTACACAAGAAAAAGAAGCACAAGAGGGGAATTACAGTAATGTCCAGTCTATTAGGTGAAACTGAAAAAGCAGTACGGGAACAAAGAGTTTTTTACAGGAAGGTTAAACACTTCTTTCGGGACAACCAAAGAGATTTAATGCAGATGTCAAAAGCCCTAGAGCATATTGAAATACTACGGGTGAATTTTGACTCAGACTCTGTCGATATCTCTGTGGCAGGGGACCAGGAAGTGTTGAAAAGCATATTCAGAGCTTTGCGGCCTCTTGGCTATGAGCCTCGGAGCCGTCCAACCATCCATCCCCAGTCAACTTATCAAACATACTTTGACCATCCGGACAAAGACTTAACGATTTGGCTTAACTTCTCTTCTACACTCTGCAAGCGTGTCAAAGTAGGCACTAAGATGCAGGAAGTAGACATTTACGAAACGGTGTGCGAATGAAAGACTCCGAAAGACTGATGAATATGCTACTCAGCGTAGCTTCTGATGTCGATGACCCAGATGATCTTTTAGATATCATTAGGGAGGGTCAAAAAATCATGGTATCTACCTTCGCTATCTATTTAGTGCTCACAGCCCAGGAGCATAAAGATCATAAAGACTGCGTGGTCAACAAAAACATGCGGACTATGCTAAATTTGTTCAAAGAACAGCTTATAGCTGATATAGATAAGCATGTAGAAATGAATCTTGAAATCAATGGCTTCAGTTTAGACCAGACCCACAACCAGAAAGTAATGGAAGATATCCTTAAGGAGTTAAAGAAATGATGTATGCACTCATATTAGTCACAGCCGTACTTGTCGGTGAAGTTCAAGGCTCAGAAACCACGACCTGCCTTTATGAATACGAAGGTAGAACATACACCTACATTATCCCAGTGACAAGCTACTGTCCTATGAGCATTGACGTGAATTATTGAAGCTACCACTTGACAACCCCCTGTGGTATTATGTAATGGCAGGCCACCATAGAATAAGGAGCATGAAATATGGACCTAGCAGACCTCAAAGCCACAGCCCGAAAGTATGAAAGCGCCAAGGCTGAACGCCTTTCTGCCGACCGTGCAGCAAGGGACCTCAAGACTCTAGAAGACGGCTTCTATTTTTCGTTAGTCCAACACTGTAATCAAAACGGTGGGGCTGGCGTAGACATGGGCGACGTGCTTGTGGAATATACTGCTACCCAAGAACCTGTTGGAGAGGATTGGGCAGCAATTCACCAGTACATAGTCGCCAATGATGCTATGGATCTCGTACATAAACGTCTTACAGCTACGGCAGTCAAACTGCGCTGGGATGATGATATTGAAATACCCGGCATAGGGCGGAAACTAAACGAAAAAGTAAAGGTGACATTCAAATGACCAAAAAGAAAGCAAGTAGCGAAACGGGGATTGTCTCATGGGAAGAGATGATGAAGGACGAAGCCAAGGATGTAGCCAAAACTGAACGGCCCAGCGTCACACGCATATCATTGCAATCGGGAGTTATGACGTTTAATGACACCCCTGTACCTGATAACGAGTTGACCTGCATTGTGGCCGATGTAATACATGAGCAGGTGTACTATGACCAGCCCTACGAACCGGGCGTGGTCAACCCTCCCGCTTGCTTCGCTTATGGCGACGTAGGCCAGGACCTTCAAGCACACGAAGCTGTGCCTGAGCGTGATTGGGAAGGGTGGGGTTCTTGCGCCACTTGTATTATGAACGCATGGAGAAAACCACCGGGGAAGGGGAAGCCCTGTGGGGAACGTCGCAAGCTGGCAATTCTGCCGTGGCTTGACAATGTAGAGGAATATGGCAATGCTGAAATTGCTGTGTTGAGCCTGCCGGTTATGTCGGTTAAGAATTGGGCCAACTATGTCAATGGTCTATCGGCTAACTTCCAGCGGCCTTCGTGGGGCATGTTGACTAAAGTGATGGTTAAGCCTGACCCCAAGTCGCAATTCCGAGTACATTTTGAGCCGGTTGAACCCCTAGCCGACGAGTATATCGCTGCTACTCACGCCCGTAAAGAAGTATGCCGCAGCACCCTGATGGTCCCTTATGACCTCAGCCCAAAAAGCGAGGAGGCTCCAGCAGATAGCGGCAAATACTGAATACAGAGCCATGCCGTGGAATCGGGTAGCCCATGAGCTCAACCCAAGCTGGAGGGAGTATCAAACGGAGGTAGCTGCCGTTAATCAGCAACAGCTCGTAGCGGACCGGGGGACGTTGTTTTTCAACGTATCTTGCGTACCCCGGACCGTTACGTCATACTAACAAGGAGAAGAAGATGGCGTATAAATACTGCTCGTTGTGCGACCGCACCAGTAAGACCCACAAGATATCAGCCGTAGGCGTGTGTTCTACCTGCGATGTTTCCCTTATCTACTGGAATGGTAAGACTACAACCCAGAAGATTAAACGAGCAAGGGCGCTTGATAGCTTCCAAGCCCGTATGGAAATCACACTAGGCAATGTCCGCAATCTACGCAGACGTAAACATCGCCGTACAGCGTGATAACGCTTGACTTCGAAACAGAGGCCATTGTCGGCAACCCATTGGTGAACCCCCCTCGCCCTTGCGGTCTTGCCAGCATTGGTATCCTGGATGAGACCAGCCCGGTCTATACGACGGGCTGGGACTCTATGAAAGTAATGTGGGACAAAGCCATAGACTCCGGGCGACCCCTTATATTCCACCACGCACAATTTGACATAGCTGTAGGAACCCACTGGTTCAAAACCAAGCGACCACATTGGGAGCGAGTACATGACACAATGTTCTTACTGTTCTTGGACGATCCCTATAGTAATACTCTTGCTCTTAAGCCTGCTGCTGATAGGTATTTGGATATGCCTCCGGAAGAACAGGATAAACTCACTGAATGGATCCTCGCTAATGTCCCGGAGGCGACACCAAAGACAGCGGGAGCTTATATCTCACTTGCTCCTAGCACTCTTGTCGCCCCATACGCGCAAGGTGACGTACTGCGTACCCTCGGACTGTTCAATCTTCTCCATACTCCAGATGTTAAGGAACCGTATGATAGAGAGCGTAGGCTCGCCCCCATCATGGCGGAAAGTAGCCGAAATGGAATACGAGTTGATGTGGAACGACTCGCAGCTGACGTTGACATTTGTACCATTGGCCTCGCACAAGCAGAGCAACGGATATATAAAAGGCTTGGATGCGACGAATTTAACATCGGATCAGGAGTTGTTCTTGCAGACAAACTTGACGCAGCCGGAGTTATGCGAGAATGGAAATACACCCCAACAGGAAGACGAAGTACCGCCAAAGACAACCTAATTCAGGGGATCGATCCAGAGTACAAAGACCTATTAGACCTACTGGCTTATCGGTCTACTATGAGTACATGCATCGGCACTTTTATGAACCCATGGCTCGTTTTTGCAGAAGCAGATGGGCGCGTTCACACCGAGTGGAATCAGGTAAAGAATAATGAAAAAGGAACAGCAGGCGCAAGAACTGGAAGGTTGTCTAGCGCACGACCCAACTTCCAAAACCCTCCTAATCCGTTTGATTGGATCATACCAAGGGGTCTTCCGCCATTGCCCAACATGCGAGAATATTTATTACCTGAAGCTTACCATGTCTGGATTAAAAGGGATTTTAGTTCCCAAGAAATCCGTATCCTGGCACATTTTGAAGATGGCCCCCTCATGGTGGCGTATTGCGATAACCCCTTTCTTGACCCGCACACAATGGCACAGAATCTCATTGAACAAATTACGGGAAATCTGTATCCAAGACCTGATGTAAAGATTACAGGCTTCAGCATTATCTACGGTAGTGGTGTGCCGGGGCTAAGTCAACAGCTTAAGAAGCCCCCTGCTGTGGCCTTCGAGCTACGGAACGCCTATTTTAAGGCTATGCCAGCGGCAGCTAACCTCGCTGCGTCTACGCGCAGTCGAGGGCGCTCTGGGGGTACAATCCGCACATGGGGTGGGCGGCACTACCGGACGGAGCCAGCAAAGCTAATCAAAGGTAAGATGCGAACCTTTGAATACAAGCTTCTTAACTATTTAATTCAAGGCAGCGCAGGTGACCAAACTAAAGAAGTTATATGTGATTGGCATGATATAAAGGACTTGGACACTATGTTCCTGGCCACCATACACGATGAAATTAACGCTTCCGTACCCACTGAACTATGGCAGGCTGAAATGGCACATCTACAAGGAGCCATGGATGCGCCCCTGTTTGATGTACCCATGCGAAGCGAAGGCTTTCACGGGCCTAATTGGGGTTCACTAACTAAAATGACAAAGGGGGAAGACTATGGTCGATGAACTAAAAGTTATTGAAGGAGCAGTAGAAGAAACTGCTATGATACGGGCTATGGCTGAAGCTATAGCGAATAGAGTGGGTCTGGATATGCACGATGGTAAACTGCTAGACCGTCCATTCCTATTGCTTCTCTTCCTATGTGAGAATATCCTTGATAGGCTGGAGCTTCTTGAAGAGGTTCATAAAATCAAACACAGTAAAGGAAATGGCACATGAACTATGGCCCATACTCGTATTCACGGCTGGCTACGTTTAAGAAATGCCCGGCCAAGTTCAAATTTAACTACATAGACAAGGTGAAGGTAGAGTTTATCGTATCCCCTGCTATGGAACGAGGTACTGAAATCCATAATTCTTTAGAAGCTTTCGTCAGTGGCCACACGGAAATGCTTCACCCAGACATACATGAGCATTACGGGCAGTTCTTTTTTAGCCTGCGGGAAACTTACGATTGTCAGCCTGAGTACAAGTGGGGCATAGACATGGACATGGGTCCTTGTGGGTATGATCATCCTGACGTTATGGTGCGGGGCTTCATGGACCTACGCTTCATACCAAAGGACGAACGAGTTCAGGTATTTGAATATAAGACAGGTAAAATCTATCCAGAGCATACTCACCAGCAATGGATCTATGGTGTGGCGACTCTTATAGAGCTACCAGAGCAGGACGGAGTTGATGTTACTGCGGTCTACCTAGACCAGAAACAAAACAAGAAGATTCACTACCCTGCTTCTATGATGGGTGAGTACATCCCCATGTTGAGGGATGAAATTGACACAATTGAAAATACACCACTGGAGGAATTCATACCTAAGCCTCAATGGTCTTGCAAGTGGTGTCAGTTTAGCAAAGCGAATAGAGGACCCTGCCAATTTTAGAAAGTAAAGTAGAGCAAAAAGCGAGTAAATATGCTGAATCTATCAATTACCTACCACTTAAGATCAACGTCGTTGGACAACGAGGATGGCCAGACCACTTATTCGTTAATCCTTACGGCTATCACGTATGGATTGAGTTTAAGAAACTCGGGGAAAAGCCTAGCAAAATACAGGAGCACCGACTCAAGCAACTTACTGAGCGTGGTGTTGCGGCGTATTGGACGGACAACTATGAAAGAGCTAAGACCATATTAGATGAGCATTCCCTGGACACCCCATGAATACCAGCTTCGTGCTATAAAGCTCCTACTATCGCAGGGGAGCGGAGGCCTTTTTCTTGACCCCGGTCTCGGAAAAACAGCAGTATGCCTCGCGGCATATAAAATTCTAAAGAGCAAGGGTATGGTCCCCAAGGGAATGCTAGTCATCGCTCCCCTGCGTCCCTGTTACAATGTCTGGCCTGACGAAATAGAAAAGTGGTTGGAGTTTAATGAACTTACCTATGCAGTCATACATGGTAATGATAAACCTGCGATGTTAAGGCTGGACGTAGACATACATATCATTAATCCCGAGGGGCTGGCGTGGTTGTTCGCCCCAACTGCTTCTCACCGCAAGGAATGGACTGTTGTATGCGTAGACGAAAGCACCAAGTTCAAAAACTCAACAACGAAAAGATTCAAACTAATGAGGCCTCACTTTCCCCGGTTCGATCGCAGATGGATTCTGACAGGAACACCGATCCCCAACGGGCTAGAAGATTTATTCGGCCAAGTGTTCATAATGGACGAAGGAAACGCATTGGGCCGATACGTCACCCATTACCGAAATAAGTTTTTTCATAGCAATGCTTGGGAGCCTTATAAGTTCTACCCCAATCAAGGTTCTTGGGAAGCTATAATGGGGAGGATAGACCCTCTGGTGCTTCGGTTAGCTGCAAATGATTATTTAGAGATGCCTGCTGTTCTACAAGAGCGCATCTATGTGGACCTGCCCCAAGATGCCCGGGAGAAATACAATGACATCGAAAACGAATTCATCACCGAAATCAACGAAGGAGTCATCGTCGCAGCAAATGCCGCTGTCGCTGGAGGCAAGTGCAGACAAATCTGCAATGGAGCGATATATACTTCAAAGGATCGCGACTGGTCCCCGATCCATGAGGCGAAGCTTGAAGCGTTGGCTGACCTTATCGAACAACTTGGAGGGGCTCCTGCACTTATTATGTATGAATTCAATCACGACAGAGAGCGAATACTCGGACGCTTTGGTTCTTCAATCCCTGTTCTTGGAGGAGGCACGTCGGCTGGACGATCTAACGAGTACATACAGGCTTTCAATGCAGGCCAGACACCGTTAATGATCTGCCACCCGGCTTCCATGGCACACGGACTTAATTTGCAGGAAGCCTGCCATCATATAATATGGTTCGGTATAACGTGGAACCTTGAATATTACGACCAAGCTAATGCGCGTGTGAATAGGCAAGGTCAGAAATTCCCAGTATTCATTTATCATATACTAGCTACTGACACACTGGATGACGTAGTAATGGATACTCTAGCACAAAAGGATCATACCCAGAAAAAATTGTTTGCGAGTTTGAGCACTAAATAGTTGCACGAAGACGCTCTTTGTGGTACACTCACAATGCACCCATATAAACCCTAAGAAGGAGAATGAAGATGGGCAAGTCCAATGTTACGCCGCCGACCGGAAAAGCTGCGAGTGCCAAAAAAGAAGCTTCCGGCGATAAGAAGCCCCGCGCCCCCAGGAAAGATTACGGGTATGCCAAAGGAGCTACCATCGGATTAACCGATGGAGAACAAAAGTTCCGTGGTGCTCGTGCTCGTTGGTATGAATATCTGACCAAGAGCGACGGCAAGACTGTCGAGCATTTCGCCAAACTTGCTGAAAAGGCCGAAGAAAAAGAGCAGCCTCGTGGCTGGCTCCGCTTCTTTGTTGAAGCTGAAGCTTGCACACTGACTGCACCCCCGGCTGAAGCGTAAGCCCTCGAGCTTCGGTTACTTTGTGATCGGAGCTCGTTTTGTTTGTGGGGAAAGATTATGAACTTATACATAATGACACGTGGTAGAGTTGGAGCGCAGCGAACTTACGAAAGCATACCTTATTCATGGCGGGACAAATGCTGGCTCGTAGTACCCCAGGAAGAAGAGGAATTACACGGCAAGATTCCGACTATTGCTGCTCCCTTTACCGTCACCAACTACAGCCAGAAAATGCAATGGATCTTACAAGACGGTATGGGTGATGGAAAGGAATGTTGCTGCATTTTAGATGATGACCTTGTATTCAGCCACCAAGTTATGAAGGAAAATAGTAAGACTGGCTTCACACTTAAAACTCTAGCAGGGAGTGAATGTGAACGCCTGCTGACCCTCTTTGGCTTTATGGAGATATTACTTGAAGACACAGCACTCGTGGGCGTCCACCCCCGACAAATGGGCCATGTTCAGAAGCCACCTTTTAATGAAAATGGGAAAGTTATCTGTGTCCAGGGAATTAATCGTAGGCTGGCTGGTACAATTCCTGATCTTGCTAAGTTTCCTATTCTTTCTGACGTGGTACTCAATGCCACCCTACTAGCAAGAGGTCAAGGCAATAAGATCATTACTACCTTCTTCCAGGATTGGGGGAGTTGCAACGCGCCCGGAGGGTGCAGCCTATACCGAACACCCGAAATGCAAGCTGAAGCCTGCTACTGGCTAGAAGAACGCTTCGGGCCTTACATCAAAGCTGTAGAAAAGGAGGCAAAAGATGGATGGTTGGGAGGTAAGCGAGTTGACTTTAGAGGTCAATGGAAGGCACTATACAAGGCCGGAGCTGCTGGCCTACTGGATATCTGAACGGGAGAGGATTCGTGTTAAAAAGGAACGTGGTGATAAGCGACCATGGAGCGAAGATTTGGTATTCCAACGGACGTATTTCTGCAACGTTCACAGGGAGGACGATCGTGTTACGCGATGGCTCCGGGAAAACTATACTCCGGATACGTTCGGAGACTACTATGAAGTTGCTGTTGTCGCGGGGCGTCTCTTTAATTGGCCCGAAACCCTTGCGGAAATAAAATTTAGTCTAGTACCTTCCCCCCATACGAAGCTATGGGACGTACTGACTAAACGCCAAGAGCGTGGGGATAAAGTCTGGGGAGGGGCATACCTCATTACTACGCATGGGCGCAAGATGTCTAAAGTAGACTATTGCGTAGAGGTACTGCAAAAGGTGATAGATATTACACCAGCATCCTGCCAGCCTAACTGCGAAGATTACTGGCATTGGTTCAAACGGGTGGATGGCCTTGGCAGCTTCCTCTCCGCCCAGATTGTAGCAGACCTTAAAAATACGAAAGGCCACCCTTTAGAAGCAGCCCCTGATTGGATGTACTTCAGTGCTCCGGGGCCAGGAAGTCTCCGGGGGTTATCCTGGTATCACCATAGGAAGATTACAGAATCTCTGTATCAGGAAGCTATAGAAGATGTTAAGAGCGATATTGAAAACCGCTTGGGGGAGCCATACTTCACAATGTGTATGCAGGACCTACAGAACTGTATGTGCGAGTTCGACAAGTATTGTCGCGTTCTAACCGGCACTGGCCGGAGTAAGCGCAAATATGCGGCCTATTGAGCTAATATGGCCGTGTCAGACGCCTGTCGACGGTAGATCGCATACCGGGCAATAGCTAGGCATGGCTTTATTATTCAGCCAGTAGACGGGCTTAGGTTAAAATGTTATATAAAACAAGGGGTTACACGCGTGATTATAGAAATAACAGGGCGAAACGCGCCTCAAGCATACGTAGAAGGGCTACAGATGTTCCGTACATGCTCCCTAATGGAACATACTAGGGTAGGAGCTGCGATGGTAATGCCGGCTCCGATATTCCTAACCATACAATTTCCTGAGGAGCGTCTGCTCAACTGCCCTGTCAGAAGAGTTAACCCGTTTTTCCACTGTATGGAATTTGTTTGGATGATGGCAGGGTCTAACGACGCTGAGTGGATAAGCCAATTTAATAGCAGAATGATGGAGTATAGTGATAATGGAATACTGCGAGGCGCTTATGGATACCGATGGGCGAACCCTATCTATCAAATTACCCAAGTCATTGATCTTCTCCGCCAGTCCCCCGGTACACGTCAAGCTGTACTGTCCATGTGGGACGTCGTACACGACGGACCAGGAGCCCAGACCTCAGACCGACCATGTAATACTCACATATACTTCAGAGTAGACGAAACTGACTGCCTTAATATGACAGTGTGTAACCGGAGCAATGATTTTATTTGGGGGATGCTGGGCGCGAACGTGGTACACATGACAATGCTACAGGAGCTTATAGCTTCCGCTGCTGTCTTGAAACTAGGGCAGTATCATGTGTTCAGTAATAACTGCCACATCTACACTAACGTCCCCCGTTATGAGGATATTATCAAAACAACCCTGGACGTAGACATGTACAAGGGGGAACAAAGGGTGGGGGACCACATGGCCCTGCTGACAGACTGTACTCATGTTGAATTTATGGAGGATTGTGTTCGTTTCCTTGATGGGGAAAGTGTTTTCCGCTGCCCATGGATACAGCATGTCGCATGGCCTATCAAAATGGCCTACATAGATCGTCCAAACAGGTACGAATATATTGAGGAGATTGTAGCTTCTGACTGGCATAGAGCTTGTTGGGACTGGGAGACAAGGCGCATTGAAAGGAAAAAATATAATTAGGTCCGGACTGGTGGATGGGTTATTATATAAAAGTAGCCTAGCTAAAAGGAATATGGATATGTCAAATAAGGAAACAGCAGTGAAAGGGTACACGGATGAAATGGAAATGGGCGAATTCCTGGGCGATGTTTACCGTGGTGTAAGTCATATAAGGGCGGGGATTTGGTGTCTTGTAATACTAGAGTTAGCCAAGTTCGTATTGTGGTGAGCAAATGGGGATGCATCCTGGAGGGAAGGCAATGGCAGCAAATGAAAGGCAAGTCGGAGGACAGCACTATAAAGACACGGCAGCTCCCTGCCCTAGCTGTGGTCATCTTCTTGAGCATTGGGATGTTTCTTGGGCCTTTGGCTTTAATCAGTTCCAGTATTGTATATCAAAGTACATTTGGAGGAAGAAGGGTCCGCGTGGTTTGCCCCTCCTTGACGACTTGGAGAAGGCGAGGCACCACTTGGAAAAGTACATTGAATGCGTTAAAGCAGACGGAGATGGCGAAGAAGAGGGCGATGCAACACCGGACTATGTCAATCAGGACAAGTAGTCCGCCCGAGGTGACCAACGGGTACTAGTTAGCTCTGGGTGCGGACGGAGGCAGTCACCACCGCACAACTATTTCGTTTTACCCTTAACCTTCTCAACGGTACGCATCGTACCTAGAAGTCCGAGCATGCCCAGAGTTAATTGCATGATAGTTTGGTGAGGAAGCTCCGGCCCAACTTGCCCCGAAATCCATTGTATCCATGGGTTTATGAGCACCATGTTAAGAACTCCTAAACCACAGACCCAGCCGATGAATGGCCTCCATGTAGCGGCGAACCAGTGGCGGCTCGTCGCTTCTATCTTATTGATCTCTGTTTGCGCCATGTCTGGGGCCATAGCGAGACGCATCCGCACTTCTTCATGCGTCAGCTTTTCGTCTTTACTAGTGAACAAATTGTCCAGCACATTGCCGACAGCAGTGACCCCTGCGACTGCGGTGTCACCCCCAAGTAGATTGCTTAGAATTCCCAAGGACATTCTCCTTCTTGAAGTAACCAAAGATAAGCATGATTCCTACGACTAAGTAGCCATGATAATCCGGTGGTATTTGCGAGTGAATCTCAGGCCAAACAATCTTGACGATAAGAAGAACAGTTGCTGCGATAAATCCAGCAATGCCAGCCGCTGTGATAGTGCTTGAAGGCTTATTCATGTAGTCCTCCCATCATCCGGTCGAATACCGAAGTTTTCAGTTAGATCTTTTGCTAGAAATGGCATAGCTTTCACCATTGCTTCAAGCTGATGGAGCCACGACCATTTGAAAGCATTCCAGTTTACGAAGAATGCAGTCTTGTCAGTATGGTGGTTCTTGGCAAATCGCCACGCCATGATAAGATCAAGCACACCATTGAGCCACGGTACGCCGACCAATAAGATGAACAGGGGGACTCCAATTGCTATCGCTAACCAATTCATAAGCTACCCTATTGAACACCCAGAGCGTTTGGGGGGAGGGGCTTCCCCGTAAATTTCTTATCCGCAGAGTTGCTTGCATCGGAACTGATAGCATCAACAGTCACCGTATAAGCGAGGAATGTATATGTCCCCGGCTGTGGGATAGCCCCCACGAGGGTTTGGCATTGAACCGCCCCCGGCAAGACAGTCATTGCAGAGGTAGTGTCAACTATAGTTTCCCCACTGTGCCGAGTACCTGTAATTCGGGTATGGGCAATGTCCCCATCTTGAATAGTTGTACTATCTTCGTACAAAGTCGGATGGGTCCAGCACAGGGTTACATCACGAGGATAGCTGGGAGACTGGGCCAATGTGATAGACCCAAGGAGTAAGAATGCTATGAAGCCTTGCAGTATTCGTTTCATGCTACGTCCTCTATCGTTATCCACACTGTGTCTTTCATTATTGCTGCATGGATTAATTCATATAAACGTCGGTAAGCTATGACACTACTTGTGACTTGCCCCCGTTCAACTACATTGGATATCTGGCCGTCGCCAACGAGAATACAACCTTCTGAATCGTCGTCTTTGTTGCCAACGTGAATGTATATAAATGTGAAACCCGGTACGTCTTGTAACCAGAGCATCCCCCCATGCCACGGATGGAATCTTTCCATGTACCTCCCGTACATGCCTCCCTCGGTACGCAGCTTGATTTCATACCTTCCCGGGGGTATTCTAGTTTCACCTGGAACCTTTGGCTCATTGTACTGATCCTCTAAAGTGTAGCACAGGAAAGTTAAAAGAGGCGCACGAGCAGGCTCCGTATCAAACAAGTTCCCAAGGGTAGCTTCGTACCCAGAACTAATCCTGAGGAGTTTCAGCTCCATCGCCATTGCTTCCTGCTGGTGGGTCCGCCGGGGGAGGATCAACCGGAGGAGTATCTGGAATAGCTGCTGTGTCAACAATCTTAAGCTGACCATTAGCGATGGCCGCGAGCCATAATTTCATCTCGGACACCTGTTCTGATTTAGCTGAGGATACAGGCACTCCTTCGTTAAAGATTTGGAAAATACCGAGGGCTATTTTCTGGTGACCATCTGGCTGCTGTTCAGGCACTTCTTTCTCCTTATTATGGATGGCTGATTTCACAGCCTTTGTTACTTCATTTAATTGTACCATGCTAACTAGTGTCTTGCAATGCTGACTTAGCTTCATTCAATGCAGCTAGTTCTATTTCTAGATCAGCTAAGTATTCAGCATCGTCCTCTGTCCATTCAGCATTGTCACTCCTTTGACGAAATCTCAAAGCTGCCATCTCTTTCAACAGCTTATTGATGTCTCGTTGTAGCAAGGCGACGAAAGCATTGTTGATTGGCGCTGCTTCTTCTGCTACTATCTCCTTGATATCCTCAGCCATTGCATTCATAAGAAGGGGCTGTAGAATAAACCAGAAGATAGGTATGAGGGTAAGGTAAGTCACCAACTGGTTGATGCCTATGCGAATACCTTGTTCTTTAGCTGTACTCATATTACCCTCTTATGTATTATCTTGCGCTACAAACATCCAGTTACGATCTACGTTGCCCCCGCCTCCGCCAACACCCATATCTGGATTACCAAGTTGGACATCAAAAGAGTTAGTAAACCGACCTAATACCACAGCTATAATCATTCCGGCTGGACCAGAGACAGTCCCTATACCCGTTGCTGAGATCGCTAGATCAGTAACAGGGGATAAACCAAGATTGTGAGTTACTTTGTAAGTACCTAGACCTGTTCTAGTCGCCGACCAACCAGCCGGTAAATTATTCCCAATAGCAAAGTCATCTACGTATCCAGAAAAGACCATATTCCCAGAAGAAGGAGTAATGTCGGACGTGGTCAATACTCGTTCAAACCCTCCGCCGGTATCCGTATTGTTAGCTTCAAGACCACCGTTCCCAGCAGATACTGTTTGAGCCATCTTGGTGTTATTGAAAAACATTCCTGACGACCCATTCGCTATCCCTTCAAATGCTAACTCGCCCCCTGTACCAACTCGTAATTCTACGAGGGTAATACCAGTGAGGGTAGCTTGAGCATCTGGATCAGAGAATAAGAATACGCGGGGATTACCAGCAAAGCTATCATGTGAAAGCTCAAAATCTTGTCCATTGATGAGATTTGATATGTGCATCTTAGCTTCAGCAGCAGTCCAACCCCACTCACCTTTTATATTCCCCGAGGAATCTTTTAACACAACTAGATGCCGCTCAGTATCAGAATTACCATCAGCAAATACATCAACCTGACTTGCTATTGATGAAGCAATGAATCGTAATTTGCCATCACCAAAAAGGGCGACGCTACTGCCGACAGCATCAAGATCAAGGCCACCTAAAGTAGAGAGAAGTTTAGCCCCAGACCCATCAACTGTGACTGTTAATAACCTTGATGCAGCACTAAAGTTCCACTCGCCTCCCCTAAAAGTCCATGGCCCGATGGCTGTGCCAGCACGAGTAATCTCTAGGGCATCTTCTACATCTACAAGGGGTGCTCCGTCCGTAGCAGAAGCAATGACAAACTTATCAGCATTAGCTCGGAAATTCCATACCCCTTCATCTGCTGTGCCTCCTGTCTCCCGTAAGGATATGGAAACATCTGCACCATTGAGGATAATGGGATTGGAGTATATAAATGAAGCTGCACCTGACCAGTCCCAGTTACCTGTGGGAGAATAGTCCCCACCTTCATTCATTACTGCGACCCACATACCTCCTACAAAAATATCCATAGGATTAAGTGCGTCGCTAGTCCACCGTGCTTTGTCGTTAGCGGCAACACTGACCCGCATTTCGTCAAGGTTGGGCCGGTAGAAGCCCATGTTCTGTTGGTTAGACCACGATATACCAGGAAGATTAACTGTTCCGTCTGCATTGAGGAACGGTACAATCATACCCCCAGACCCTGTGCGGGAGAGGGAATCGGTAAGCGCGGCAGCGATGTCATTCATCGTGGGATTCGCCCACGTTGTTTCAATAATCGTACCCGGGATTACCGGGTTTCCTGCTGGTAGGGTATAAGTCCCTCCGCCGTCACGTGGCATTACTTTTCTCCCTGCGCTATGATACCAGATTCAATCGCTGTTATTTGTCGGCCAGTCAAACCCGCCTGCCTTAGTGAAGCAACAAACCATGGATGATGTTTGGGGTCAAGCAACCTTCGCATATTGTGCTGACCTGTAATGACCTGTTGAAATCTTTTGCTCGCCATCATTCTGCCAACCCCGAGGATACCGGCTAGTCCTACACCAGCACTAGCGAGGCCCATTGTCATGGCAGTTGCGATAGCACCACCTACTTGAGTCGCTGCAATAAGTTGATAAATTCCTGGCCTGCTTGGAAAATCTGGCAATGCTTTCGCAGCATTACGAGCTACCGCAAGGTAAGAATCTTCAACAGGGGTACTCTTAGATGCACCTTTCGCTGACCTAGCTAGGAGCTGCCCCGGAGTAAACTCCCCTCCCTTTTTGGCAGCATCGTCAAAAGCCTTGCCAAGAATTTGATAATGCTTGTATGGTTCAGATAATTGCTCGTAACGAGCAAATACTTCATCATCAACTTCCCGTTTAAGTACATCATCAACGCTTTCAATAGCCTCATCAATCTTTTTATTGATGCCAGCCCGAAGAGGGCCTTTGCCAGATTGAGACCGGAGGTTATTAAGAGCATTACGATGGTTCAGAAGTTGTGCGCCTCGTTGCTGTGTTCCTTTTGGTATCTTGTACAAACCTTCACTAGCAGTTTCTAGTAAGGACCTTACTTCTTTAGGTACTTTCAACCTAGTGGCATCTACAGCAGCCTTATTGATATCATCGTATGCCCCCGTCCAAAAGTCATCCAGCTTACTCATCATAGCTACGACACTATCGTCCCCAGCTAAAGTGACTTCGGCCCATTCAGTATCAGGGTGTGCTTTCGTTGCTGCCCAATGACGTAAGTCATTAACTGCATCTCTGTACTGCCCATGAATTTTACGGGACACACCTGGAAGATTAGCCAGTACTCCATTGTACCACATCTTAGTGATGCCCTGCCCTGACTGGGAGAGAGGGATAAACTGCCCGGTCTGCTTCTGCAGAGCTATAGCTTCGGGGGTCATACTAGTCAGCTTGAAGTTACGCCAGCTATTCCCAATCTTCTGACCTAACCATCCACCACCAGCTCCAAAGCCTGCACCTCCGGCTGCTCCAGCAACCCGATGTTCTGGGCCACCAAATATCGCACCTATAGCAGCGCCCTCGACAGCCCCTCGAGCAACCGGACTTTGTAGTACCCTGCCTGCCCTAGCAAACCCCTGCCGACTTACGTTACCGGCTGCTCGAGCGGCTCTCAGCCCGGTTCCTGCGGCCTTGCCTGCCAGCCCCACGCCCCCGCTGATTGGTAGGGTAGCTGCGATCTCTCCGACCACACTCCCGAACTGTCCCATGCCAGTGGCCATGAGGTCAGCATCTAGCTTCTCAGCATCTGCCAACTCATCATCACTGATGATACCGAATATGTTGCCAATTTGTCGGCCTGTTTCTACAACTCCCCGACCCATACCTTCTATGAACCGATCCCCTTTAGTCTCTCCTGCTGCACTCCCAGCTTCATCATAGCCAAAGTCAGCATTAGTAGCCAGACCTTCCCGTATTGCCCGACCAGCAATCGCATGTTTCTTCATATCATCAGGTACGTTCCTGATGATTGTACCATTAGGAAGTCTATAATCCATTAGTTTGATGTAGCAGTTGACCAATCAGCCACTACCACTCCCTCCTGTTCATTAGGCTGGGGAGGAACTGCCCCCACGCCGACATCTCTGGGGTCAGTTCCCTGTATGTCATGGAACTGTTGCTCCCATGTAGCTACGACCTGTGGGTCATACCCTGCACCGATGCCAGCTTCAATATTCTTAATGCCAGCCACGATGTGCGGGAAAGTTAGCAGTAATTCACGATCAGTACCCATACCGTCAAACTGTTCAATCAACTCATCCGCAAAGCGAGCCATTTCTGGGTCGGTTACTGCCGCACCAGACCTAAGCCTGAGCAACTTGTTACGAACAGAGGCAAGCCCCTGCCTGAGATTTACAGCTTCGTCGCTAATGAAGCGGCCCGGTTTGAGTCCTCCAAACCCAACACCTTCAATACCTTCGCCAGCCCTCTTACCACCTTCTTGATATTGGTCAAGTATGGTGGTGACCCGCATAACATCGCCTTTAAGCTCTGGTATATTCAGGCGGGTCATAGTTTCAGAATACTTGCGAACGTTATCGTCAAACTGTTTCTTTATAGTATTGGCCAGCCGACGTTCTGCCGGGGAGCCAACTTCACGAAGGTACTTATTGTGCTTTTCATCCTCTGCCTGTTTGCGGAGGGCTAGAGCATGTTTCCTGCCAAACTGGTCTTCCATTTGGTCATAGTAACTCTGCGTTAAATCACGCTGCTTCTTCCTTTGCAGGTTCGCTACCTCTGCTAATGTACTCGCTTGAGTACGTTTGCTCAACCCCACGCCAAATGGTTGGAGAACTTCATCTCCCGTTAGTTGAGCAAGCGCACCTATTTCTGACTGACGGCGTAGACCTTGTGCTAGAGCTTGCTGCATACTCGCATCCCGGTCTTCCATAAGCATGAGTTCAATTGGGTCAGGCATATCAGTATCCTAAGTCTTCCAAGTCTTCCTCGGTTAGGTCTTTCTTATTCCGCAAAAGATCAATAATACTCTTACGCCCTTCTGTCTGCTTTTCACCAATCTCTCTAGATTTCTTCTTACCTTTGTATCGGCGTAGCCCGACAGACAGGTGTTCCAATGGGGAGGCAGCAACAAAGGTTCGCCCTTGGTTCAAGTATCGCCCTTTAGCATCCTCCGTATCCCGCAAGGCTTCAGCACGGTCCTTCTGCACCCGTAGTTCCCCCATGCCTGCATACTGTTGAGCATCTTCATCGCTCATGCCAGCAAAGACCCCGGTAGACGCTGCTGTTCCTGCTCCCGGCTGTGGCGGTCCCATTTGAGCTCCCGGCGCTGGCGGACCCATTGGGCCTTCACCCCGAACTTGCATAGGAGGAAGTTGCATGGGGTTATCCATTGAGCCTTCTGGCCCAACTGAAGCACTAGGGTCAGCCGCTATAAACCATTGAGGAATTGGATCGCCCTGCTTCCAGCCTGAAGCGAGGAGCCTTTGCATCGCTGCCTGCGAATTAGCCATCAGTATCTCCTACCTCCACCCATCGCTGCTCGTTGCTGCCGAGGGTTCCCCCGCTGAGGTACACGACCCCCTGCCATATTAGGAGCTGCACCCCTCCGCATCTGTTGAGCCAGCATCGCTTGCTGCTGCATTCGGGCTGGCATACCTCCTGCTCGACCTCCACGAGGGATGGGAGGGGCAGCACCACGACCCATTTGATAACCTCCTCCTACAGGGCGTTCTCCTCCCATTACAGGACCTCTTGGAGCAGCTATGCCTGCCTGCTGTTGCCGAGCATCTCCGACCAATCCGGCCATACCACCTCTTGGACCTGCTCGCTGTTGTCGCCCACGCTGGATAGCCGCTGCTATTCCGCCGCCACCACCTCTTGACATTCCCATCATAGTCTCCCGTAATCAACAATCGCGTAGCCAGCCGGAGCAGCCACGACCATATCCGGATTCTCATGTGCCAGTACTCCAAAGCCTTTTTCGCCCCAGATATACGTCCACTTGTAGAACTTACGATTAGCCCAACGTCCGACATACTCAACGCTGCGCTTCAACCTTACATCACTGAAACTCATCATGCCTGCGCCAGCATTCATAACACTCTGCCAGCCTGCCTGACCTGCATTGTACTCATCCATGTCAGCACTGTAGGTGTCACGGGCTGCTCCTGTATAGTCAGCACCCTCCACAACTCCAGCAGTATTGAAGCCCGGCATACTCGGCATCCCCACCTGTTGACCATGCAATATAGCATTGATCTCGTTGAGGCTAAATCCTCGGGCTTGCATAGCTTCAGAAATTTCCTGCTGCCTGAGGGTCGTATTGTACCCACCGGCTCCAATATCCATACCCTGCATACGGGAGCCTTCTTGTGCTGCCGCCATGTCAGCCTGGAAGCCAGCCTGCTGATAAGCATCAGTCCGCTGTTGCTCCATATTCAACATAGCATTGTCATAAGCTTCGTCGCCGGGGCGCAAGCCTTGATTTCGTAGGGCAGACTCTTGTTGCTCAGCACGTTGCTCCCACTGTGGGTCAAGTCGTGAGGTAGCTCTGCCATAGAGGGCTTCACCTGCCCTGTCCCCGTAAAAATCCCCACCTTCAACCCGAGCACCACCTTCACTGAATTGGTCCCAGTCCATGGCTTCGCCAAACTCATCCTCCACCCTGCCCATCATACCACCGGCAAGGTTACTCCGTTGAGTCTGCATACCGAGTTGTGCGTCAAGAGCTTCCTGCTGTTCGGGGGAAAGAGTAATATTCTGGGTCCATGCTCCTGCATCATCCTGTGTCCAATCAACCGTACCCCACGGAGTATTCTGTGTGGGGCGATTAGCCGCCGTCTGCATCTCCAGCATTTCAAGATTGCCAGCCGCAGTCTGTTCGGCCGCTGCCTCGTAGTCAGGCGCAGCGGGAGTAGATTTGCCCATCTTCCTTCCTTATGTATTTGCAGTCTTCTTTGCGGTACTGTGTCACCACAAAGTCAATACCTACTTCAAAGCCATCTTTAACTCTGAATATCTCTTCAAAGCCAATGTGTTTGTTGAACCGTAATGCTTTCTTATTACATGCTGGAGTAACGCCTATGATTACACCCTTGTCACAAGTGTTGAAGGCATACCCAAAGACAGCCTCTGGCCATCCATGTTTGAATATTAACAAGTCCTCAAAAGCAATGTGGATATGTACGCTATTGTGAGCCCATGTGTCAAAGGCTACCATCCCCACAATCTTCCCATCCTTATATGCGACAATACCTTTCGTGTCAGCACACCGGACACACTCCGCCCTAGCATGTATCCATTCCCACTCTTCATTACGGGACATGGGGAGGTAGTCAATCACAGCAACCCTCCATCGTCCCACATGATGCCAATGGCGATCAATGTAGTTTCCACTTGTGACTTACCCCGTAGAGCAATGGCCATTGTCTTACCTATGCCATAAGCTCCTCGGGCTGGCTGAAAATCTGTAGACCCACCACCCCAGATATCTACGTCCCACAAGCCTGAATCCCAAATACCGACACCGAAAGCACTTGCATTAGGAGGTGAAGGTAATTCAGATAAGTCATAATCGTAAAAGGCTCTCACCGTATACGATGGGAATGACTGGGCTATGAAGATAGGCCTGATAAATTGCATACGCTTGAATTGCTCAGGGCTATCCATATCCTGGTAACTCGTGAGGAGTTGCCAATCAATCTGTAAAGGAACCGGGTTAGATAACTCAACATTATCAATCGTACCCTGCAACTTCCACACGTTAATGTCAGAAGAGCCAAAGTAAAACTCAGACTGGTACTGTTCTGATGTGAGAATGGGTACGTCATGCCAAATAGACCATGCCTTGAGGTTAAGGTCGTACACATACTGAGTATGAGGTATGCTTACTTCCTTGGGGGAGGAAATAACCAGCCGCGATAAGCTGGGGTGAATTCTTATTTCCCACCCAAATATCTCTCTACTCCGCGACATCGCCTGATTGATAAACGCCTGTATCTTCCACGTCAGACTAGCCTCTAAGCTGAAGGGGTCTTTCCCTTGTAGGAGGGCTCCCATACTGATGAGTCCGTAGGTGGAGAGGAGGAGCATGTCTCCACCATAAAGTCCAGTAATTCTTCTTCCGAAAGGGACAGCCCCAACAAACCAGAGTCCGATAATTCCGAAAGTCGCTGAGCTGCTTGGATCTGTTCCAGCGTAGACAATAACGTCTCCCGCAGAGCTGACCGCAACGAGGTAATCATCGGGGCCTTCGCCGCTGT